CTGAGAGATCGTCTGTCAGCGTAAAAACAATGTCATAGGCCGATTCCGTGTCAGCTTCCACAATGAGGATTCCGGCCTGCCCGTAGGAGGTCAGTGCGATATTCGCGGTTCCCTCCGGGTGCTCTATGGTCAAGTTTTTGCTGTTTTGATTGGCAATCGGGACGATGGAGACGGACCACTCTATTTTACAGTGATCCCCGTTGTCATTGGCGGTGCCGTCGGCGTTGCAGCGGTGAATGGAAACGTCCGGGAAAGACGGAACAGCATAGTCAATGATCTGCGCGTTGATCTCTTGGCTCGCAAGGGCCGCAGAATTGATACCGAAAACCTTGATCCCCGTTGTGCCGCTGCTCCCGCTCCCCGGGATCTGTTGCTCGATCTCAATTGTCTGGGGGACCGTCCCCTTGTAATAGCGGGAATACCCGGTCCCATACCCTTGATTGTACCCGGTGTTTGCGCCGATAAAGGGCCGGTAAGCGACCGTCACGGACGCCCCATAGCGCGGCGCGATCACCGCCCGGCAAACAACCGTTGCCTCCGTGTTGCGCAGCAAATACCCGTAATCGGTATACAGGCCGGACGGGTCTACGATCTCCACGGTGGCGGAGAACATGGTTTCCGGGCTTTCGGCAAGGAATTCCAGAGAGCCGCTTATGACGGTTTTCCCGACAACGATGATATATTCAGGGTCCCCCGGATCGATCACTTTCATCGTGAGCGTCATGTTGTATGTGGCGTCTGCATAATTGGCTGTATTCTGCGGATACCAATAGATGTGGCTTGTCGCCTCCCCGGTGTTGATGTACGGGTAATCCGCTGTGCGGACCGCATCATTGAGGCCGCCAAGGATATAGCCCCCGCCGATTGCCGAAACGGCGATCTCTGAGATATAGATCGCGGCAATACTCGCCGCAAAATCGTTCACGTCGTTTCCGTACACATGGGCCGGGGGCGTGATCGGGACATAGGCGGGGGCAAAGCTCCCGAATTCTTGTTTGCTTGCGGCAAAGTACAGATCGTTCCAGTTCCCGGAATAGTAGTAATAGGACGGGGTAAGCCTCACCTTATACGCGCAGCCGGTGAACGGGAGTGCAATAGACTTGGATACGTAGTACGCATACTGAAAAATCAACCGCCCATGCTTGTTTGAATTCGCCCTTGCGTAATAGTCGAATCCATACGGACCCCGGACAAACCAATCATTGACCGCCGTTGCATAGTCAGTAACCGCAACGGTGGCGAAATCGTCTGTGGAGATCTCTATTTTTACCCGGAAATGATAATTGTTCCAGTTCGCCTCCTCTCCATCATTCGGGGCAAAATAGCTGCTTACATGCAAGACCGGATCGGGGGTAGCGCTGTTGTCGGTGTAACTCAAGTAAAGCACTTCATACCATTTTAGGCTTTGATTTGCGACAGTGAGCGTTTTTCCCTCCGGCTCAATGACATTCCCCTCGGAATCAAGAGGCCTGCGGTAATCATCGGAAAAATAGATCTGTGCCATACTCATTCACCTACCCAAAGCAAGCTCATATTGCCGCTTGTCCGCGGCTGAAAGATGAAATCCCCCATCTGGACGGAGCCGCCCAGCGGGACGCGGAATTTATTGGGGGAGACCATTTCGTTTTGGTCTACATGGAAAGTTTCGTCCTCGTTCATAAAAAGTCCCTGCCCCTCATTGCTTTGCCGGAGCGTGGATGCACTCCCGGACTTGCCAAGGGTCAGTATTCCGTCCTTGTACCGGAGATAGGATTGCTGCTCCTCATAGCGGTCATCCCCCACGGCCTCCACGCGGTTGAGCTCGACGGTGATCTCATCCTTTGTCTGGATGATCGCGCTCTCGATCCGCTCCGTGACCTGATTGACGCCATCCTTGGTGGCGTATTCCTCGCCCACGCGCTGCATGATAGAGGTCTCTGTCTGCTCAATGGCGCTGTATGTCCGGCGCTCAAGGTCCGCCGTGGCGGAGAGCGCCTTTTTGAGGGACTTCGCCGCGGCGCTGTCAACCGTGTATTCGTGATCGATCTCCGCATCAAATGGCGCGGAAATATCCGCCCGTGGGTGCATCCCCAAATTCCACTTGAGGCACATGACTTGACAGATCCCGCCCGGTATGCCGATGAGGTCCCCCGGTTCCGCCGCCGGGTCAAGGACCGCTTTCTCCGCCTCAAAGGGCCGGTAGACATATCCCGTGACCTTGGACAGGCACAGGGCGGCAAGGCCGTGAGAGTCAGAGAAATTGCACACGCCCGACAGCTTATAGCCTGAATCGGTCCCGGCCTCCGCCATTGTACCCGCCTCCGTTTCCAGACAGACGGCGGAGATGGGGTCCAGCGGCGGGGAGGACTTGAGCTTTTTGCAGTTCATCCCCACGGGGATATAGTCGGCGGAGAGTTCTGAGAGGTCTCCGGTGCCGACAACGGCGACTCCGACAAGGGCAATGCCCGCAATGGCGCATTCCTCCTCAATGCCGCTGTCCACGAACGGGACAAGGCGCAGCTTCCGTTCCGGGGTAATGATGAGGTTTCCACCGTGGGCGGCTGCTATATCCTGCCAACGCTCCCGCGCCGTGCTGGTAGTGTCAAGGCCCCAACAGGCAACCGTGTCATCAAGGACCGTCCGGGAATCAAGCTCAATGCCCGTGGCCTCCACAAGCAGGGCGCCCATGGCCTGAGACGTGATAGGCCAGACCGCGGGGAGATCCGCGTCCGGGATCTTGTCGGACCACGACGTTTCCAGCTTGTGCATATCGTCAAAGGCGACAATGGCAAGGTCCCCGTTCTCCGTCTTGCTGCGCTGATCGGTGTTGAACGTCCCCATGGTCAGCCATTCGGAGTGCTCTGTTTCGTCGGCGCTACATATGCGGAGATCTACGGTGAACTCCGCGCCGCGGGGCCAGTTTGCGGAGTTTTCCCGCAAGGTCAGATCACATTCGGCGGTGTATGCCTGCCCGATCTTGGGCCCGGACCCATCAAAAAGGGCGGGGTAGATCTTCGCGGACTTGAGCCGGGTGTTGCCGTATGTGTTTTGTCCACAGGTGATGCGCAGCTCATAAAAAGATCCGGATGCTGCCCGGAGCGTTTTATACAGTTGACTTGTTGCCCTCATTTCCTCACCCGCTTATTTTTCGATCAAGGGGAAAGACAAATCTCCATAGATCTTTGTTCCGTCGGTATACTCCTCAAGCAGCGTTGACGCCGCGGCATTGGAATACATCCGCTTTGTTACAGTGCCGTATATCCACGGGATCGTGTCCGTAACGATGGTTACGAACTCCGGCAAGATATGGCTGTATAGCTGGTATGCCTGATCCTTGGTCATCCAGACACAAGAGATCTGTCCCTCCGCCTTGTAGCACAAAAGATCCCGCTCCATGTCCGCGCTGAGAACACGTCCGGCGTCCGGGCCGTCAATGCCGTTTGGCGTCCAGTCTATGCCGTTTTCCGCAATGAACGGGACAATATCGAATCCGTCTATCGTGAAAATCATCGTGTTCCGCGACTCCTTTCAAAGCGGTTGAAATAGGGCTCAACGACCTCCGCCAGCTCCCGCCCGTCTGCGACAAGCTTTGTGACGTGCTGCCCGCCGGACCCGCCCAGCACGGAGGCAAAAGCGGCGGCGAGGCGCTTCATGTCCTCATCCGTGAACAGGCTTTCCCGGTCCACGGCCCGCGGGGGAACGACCTGCCCGGACGCAAACGCCGGGAGCGGTCTGCCCGTGATATAGTCCGCGTACCGGTTGCCCGCCATGCGCTCCATAAGGGAATCCGCAAGGCCGTTGATCCATTCGGTATTGCGCTCAAGAGGTACAACCGCCTCCTTGCCCTGTTCGCCCACGCCGATGAGGGATGCCGTGTCAAAGACGCCGCCTTTTCCATACCACTGAACAGAGAGATTCGGGATGGAAAACAGGCCGCCCACGTCTTGCCATGTCCACGAAAAGTGCGGCATTTTTGGTTTCGGGAACGACCAGGAGAAATTGAGCAGGCCCTTGATCTGAGAGATCTTTGTTGAAATCGTGCTCTTGATGTTCTCCCACTTGGTTTTGATCCCGGTCCACATGTCATCGAATTTCTGAATTACCGTGTTCTTGGCCTGTGTAAAGCCGGACGAAAGATCGGAGCGGATGGAGCTGATCTTTGTCGAAATCCCCGTGCGGATCTCCGCCCACTTCTGCGTGATCTTCTGCTTGAGCTCCGTCGTTTTCTGGACCACGTTCTCCCAAGTGGAGGAGATCTTTTCGCGTATGTCGGAAAACCGCTTTTCCACAGAATCACGGAGGTTGGCGAGCGATTCCTTGAACCGCTCCCAGCTCTGTTTTACGCGGTCGATGGCGCCGTCAATCTTGGGCTGCACATTGGCATTCCACCACGCTTTGATCTGATCCCAATACTTATAGCAGGCGAGGGCCACGGCGGCGATCACAGCAATGAGCAACGGAATCCAAGAGCCTGTGAGCAGAGACAGGCCGACACCCAGCGCAAGGACCGCCGTTGTGAGGAGCGTGAACGTCTGAGTGGAGAGCTTCCCGGTCTTGATCCAATCCTTGAGCCCGATGACAAGCATTGCCACGCCTGCAACGATCAAGCCGATTGCCGCGCCGGTGGTGCCAAAGGCCAGACCGAGGCCCACCACAGCGAGGGCCGCGCCCTCGATCATGCCCGTGAGGTTGTCCCAATTCACGCCGTTTTCCCAGGCATCGAACCCCTCTTTGATAAAAATGATCGTTCCGAGGATCGTCATAAGAATACCGAGCACGGTTGTAAACGAAACGCCAAGCAGAGAGGAGATTTTCCACGCAAGCAGGGTGGCGGTGACAAGCCCGGCAATAATCAGCACTTCCCGCAAATGCTCTTTCACTTTTTCCAAGAACTCAACAGTTTTCGGGTTGACCGCAACATCCTCATACTGCTGCTTTGCGCCTGCCCCGGCCCCTCCGCCGCTGTTGGAGTCGTTGTCGTTGAGCTTGTTGATCTTGTCGAATCCCATGAGCTGCTTTTGAGCGTCCTTTGCCGCGGCGCCAGCGCCAGCATAGGAATCCGCAAGGGCCTCATTGCCCGCTACGGCCCGTTTATAGGTGCTCTTTCCGCCAAGCACGGCAAAAAACATGGCGACCGCGTTTGCGGCTGCTGTGAGCCATGAAATGAGCTTTTGGAGCATAGGGGTAACTGCATTCAGGATAGGCGCGAAAGCCGCTCCCCAGCTCACCTTGAGCGTGGAGAGCGCGGATTTGAGGCTGTTGATATTCTTCTTTGTCTCCTCATCCTGTTCGGCAAAGGCTTTGACGCCCTCAATGACCGTGCTGCGCAGGCGCCGCATGAGGATGAACGCTGACCGAATCCCAAAGCCCCATCTGAGGATGCTCTTGACGCCTTGACGCATGGAGCGGGTCACGGCATCCGTGGCGGCCCGGAGCTGCGGCAAGATGTTTGAGCTCTGATTTGCAAGGGTCCGCTCAACGGCCCCGGCCTCATCCCTCTGCTGTTGGAGCTGCGCCGTCTGCTGTTCCAGTGTAGCCCTAATCCTCTCCTCTTGGCCCTCAAGGTTGGAGACGGTGGCCTGCTGCTGCTGCAAAAGCTTTTCCTGCTCCGCGAGCTCATAGGTCAATTCGCCCTGCGCCTGTTTCCGGGCAAGGAATTCCTCAATGTCAACGTCCCCGGTCTTACCGGAGAGGACGCTTTCGTTTTCCACAATCTGTTCCCGGATCTCTTGGATCTCCGCGGCTGTCTTTTGGGCGGCGGCGCGCGCCTCCTCAAGCTGCTGGACAATGGCGTTGTGCTTCCCGGTGTTGGAGTCCATTGCCTTTGCCGTCTTTTCCATTTCACGCCGGAGCTGAGAGAGTTTCTTTTGAGCGTCCTTATCGTCTGCATCCACACGGAACACAATAGATCCGTCTGCTGCCATGGTTTAACCCCCTTTCCCCCAATTCTCAAGGAGCTTGTTTTCTTCGTCGGTGTACCTTGTGCGGAGATTGACAATATCCGCGTTGCGCCTGAGCCAATCCTTTTCCCATTTCTCAAGCTTCTTTCGGCGGGCCTTTTTGTCCCGGATGGATAGGATCTGAGAGTAAAGGCAATCCCCGCCGATCTCCATATATGCGGCAAGGAACGTCCACCAATGGACGCCCCCTGTGTTGGTTTCTGGATCATATTCAACGGCCCGGCTCTCAAAGCCAAGCACGCGGTTGACCGGAGCAATGATGTACTCAAAATCCTGCTCAAAATCGGTCAGCTTTGGGTGCTTCTTTTGGGGCCTGTCCGTGCCCGCGTCCATGAACGAAAAGCAACGGTCCACAGCCTCCCGGCGCTCAAACGGGTATACGGGTTCAAGATAGAACATTTCCAAAAGCTCCGCGGTCTTTTCTGTCCCGTCAAGTTCCGGGTCTTGGAGCATGGACATGATCTCAAGGATCACGCGGAAATCATATCGGATCGGGACCTCTTTGCCCCGAATGGTAACTGTTTTCGGTAGATCGTATTTCATAGCATAAAAAAGCGGGGCGCACGTGGGGCGCCCCTTTGTCACTTGGCACGTTTGCTGTATTTTGCGCTGTACTTCGCAACCCGCGGACTCGTTTTCTTTTTCTCCTCTGCAAATTCGCCGTCAAAGGTGTCGATGACCGCCATGAGCAAATTCGCCCACACGGGGAGGCCGTCCGCCAGCGCCGATATATTCATGTCCCCGAAAATGGCCGCGCATACATCGTCCCCGAATATGCCGTTGATGATCTCCCGCGCCTCCGAATCGTGCGCAGACGCAAGCTCAAAAACCTGCTCATTGTCCTCAAGGGCGTTTAGGGCGGCAAGGTACTGATTTTCTTTCTCATCCAGCGCCTTGACGCCATCGAACACCCGGTTGATGAAAGCGGAATCCGTGGGGTTGAAAAAGACGGTGACGTTGCCGTTCAGGCTGAATTCCTGCACGCCAGATGCAAAGCTGATCGTTTTCGCCATGTGAAAAGCTCCCTTCTATTTTGTATGCTGGGCCCAGCTCAAGACGCCGGAGTAAACGATACCACGCCAGTGGAGGCATCCTTTGCGGCGGTGCCGACAGCACGCGTCCCGCCGAATGTGACGGTGGTGGAAATGTGCAGATCTCCGCCGCCCTCGCCGCCGATCTCACCCACTTCGATCATGCTCGACGGGTATCGCTCCGCAAAGGGAGTTGCCGCCGTGCCCGCGTAAAAGTGGACCACAAGAACGTCCTGTGCGGCAAGCGCATGAGCATCCTGATCCTTGACGGCAAGATTCCAGATCCTCACCGCCGCGGCGTCGTCGCCGTCCAGATCCCACGGGTCAAATTCCTGAGAAACGATAGGCTTCTTGAGCTTGCCAAAGACGTTGCCGATAATATCACGGATCGTTTCCGAATCCCAATCATATTCGGCGCTGCTGTCCTCAACACGCTTGCCAAAGGGGGACCACACGGGCGCAAGCGCCGTGCCTGTGTTGAGGTAGGCAATCATAAGTTCGCGGGCAATGGTCTCTCCCGCGTTGCTGTTGAAAGTCACATCAGACATGTTAAATCACCTCGTAAAAGATTGTCATTTGGATCGCATGATCCTCCGCCCCGTTGTCATAGGACGTGATATGCGCCGCGCCGGTGGTACGGTTGATCTTCCAGCGGTTGACGCCTGCGGGCGGGGCCGGGATGTTGTTCTCCATCCATTCCCCGATGGTGTTCAAGAGCTCATCCGCGGTAATCCGCTCATCCGCATTGGAGGCAATGAGACGATAGACAAGCTCAAACTGATACTGCGCAAGATACCCGCCGTTGATGTATTTCCTGACCTTGAAAGCACTTTGAATGGTGCCGACGGCAAGGCCGCTGTTCTTGCCAAGAAAGCCGTAGTCTACACGGCAGGGCTTGCTTTCGTAGCTGTTGAGCCAAGCCACAACGGCCCGCTCAATGTCTGCGTTTTGGGTGACGCTCACAAGCTCCCGTATACGTTCAGCCATCGGTGTATATCTTCGCCCCCATTCTCTCCCAACGCTTCATGTTCTGCGCTCTTGAGTGATCCATCCAGTGATCCGTGGCCTTGGCGTGGACCGACGTGTTGAATTTGAGATTGCGGTTGGTAGGCATGAGGATCGCACCGCGGGGCCATCTGTACCCCACTTCCGGGATGTGCATAGGGCCCTTGCCGGTCACGGAGTTGACCATGACCTTTCCCTCATGGAGATAGCGTCCATACGGGCCCGGATAGATGATCTTGTTCCCTATGGTGTGGGACCGCTGCGCAAAGCTCTTTGTCAGGGCGGGGACAAACTTATCCGTGTCCTTGTGGATCTGGATTGTAAGCGCCCGTTCAAGCTTCATGGCGCGGCCCGACAAGAGGGCCGGATCGATATTCCGCTCAAGGGTGACATGGATCATCTTCCGCCCACCTGCCAATGCTGCATCCGCCTCCGCCCGAAATCCCGGAGATCCACGGTAGAGACGTGATACACAAAATCATATTTCCTCACGGCTTCGGCATAAGAAAGCGCCTCCTCATCGATCACGCCCTTGACGAAAAAGCAATCCGCTCCGCTGCTCTCGCCGCCGTCAAAAATGGTCCAGTGATCATATTTATCTTGCAGCGCAGCATAAGCCTTGGGCGTGAGATAAGTCTTGATATGCTCTGTTTTCCCGGCGATTGCGTACCCTGCCACGGCTTGCCCCGCAATCGCAAGGCCGGTTTCCGCTTTCGCCGGGACGTATGCCTTGACGGAAAAGGGAATGAACAGGGTTGCCCTGTCCGCGTCCGCAAGGCCGCTTTTGTTGATGTTGGACCGCTGATTAAGGTCCAGAAAAACGCCGTCAAGGATGACGGAATTATAATTCATTCCGTCATCCGTTTCGTCAGCCATTATTAGCGTAACTATATGAGGCGTGTACATTCTTCACCCCCCTATACAAGAGGCCCGTTGTGGCGAGATAGGCCGTGACGGCCTTGCGCATGACAGCCTCAAGGGAATCGGCCTGTGCCAAGCCGGAGCGGTAGGTCACGGAATGGGAGCCTACACTTTCGGAGGAGATTTCGCCGTCCTCTGAGGCCGCGTTTGCGCGGGCAATACCGATCATGTAATACTGCTCCGCGGCGGCGCAGCAGGCTTTTTTGACTTTCTCATCGTCCGGGTGGGCCGCCACATAAGCGGCGGCCCGGTCCATCGTGATCCGGTCAATAAAGTCGCTTGCCCTTGCGGCGCATTTGAGATAATCGGATTCGGGGATCATATCGCCGTAATAGGCCCCGGTATAATAGGCGTAATCAGCATAGATCATGTTGACGCCCCTCTCTGTCCCTCACTTGGAGGGGGTTTTCTCTCCGGCTTTTTTACCGGTGTTCTTTTTGGGCTCGCTCTCCGGTTTGGTGGTGGCATTCGTAACCATGTCTGATCAACCTCCCTGCGCCTGCATAGTGAATTCGTCGCCAAAGGGGATGGTCAGCTCATTCATGGTGTACCCGTCCTTGCTCGCCGTGAACTTGACCGCGGTTGCGTTCTCATTCAGGCGGAAAATAACGATGCCGTCCCCGTCAAGGGTAACAGGCCCATGGATGCCTCCGACAAGCTGCGCGGTCAGCGTGGCGCCCTGCACGGTGGAACTCGCATGGAGGGCAAGGTAATTGCCGCTCTGCTCGCTCACGTCGCCCGAAAATCCGGTGTACCCGGTCACATAAAGTGACGTGCCGGACAGCTCACCGTTTTCGATCTCAATGTCCGCCTGCAAATCGCCTACGCTTTTCCCAAGCAGCGCCCCCGCGCCTGTCAGTCCGTCGGTATCGACAGACAGGCTAATCAAGGGTTTACGATCTTGATCCCGCCCAGCACAGCCGCCTTGAGCGTGTTCTTGAGCGCCACGCCCGCGACAAGCTCAACCTCGCCGGTCTTGACGGCGCCGGGCTGCTTGAGATCGGGCATATAGGAGTTGATCATCTTCCCGCCCATGGGGGAAATGCCGTGGAAAGCGTCAAGGCCCAGCTTGACGGCAAAGATGGAGGTCTTGCCGGTGGCAACGGCGGTCTCCACAACGTCCACGGAGGCGGAACCGTTGTAGTATTTGCCAAGGTCCAGCATGGGGATGCCGCTGAACGTCTCGACCGTCCGCCCGAAATCGTCCTTGTTGCGCTCATAGTAACCGGCGCGGCGGGCGGCGGAACGGAGCTTGAGGAGCATTTTCTTGTTCATCAGCAGCAGGTCAGCGCCGCCGTCCACAGCCGCCACAAGGGCGTCAACCTCATCGAGGAGCTGATTGTAGCTCGCGGCGAGATCTTCATCGTCGGCAATGTCAAGGGAGCTGGTGAACTCATTGCTGGTGCCCGCCAGCAGCTTCCGCAGGCCGTCAAAGGTCCCGGCGACAAAGCCGGATGCGGGGGACGCCTTGGCGCCGTTGATCACGAGGTTGTGGAACTCATTGCTGGTCGCCTTGATCTTCTCCTCCGCCTGGAACGACAGCTCATCGATAGCGCCGCTGGTGTTCTGGAGAACACGGTCAACCTGGAAAGAACCGCCCATGATGATCGCGGCGGTGGTCTTTTCCTCCCGCTCGGCCTCGCCGGGGGTGAACTCGCTGTTGATAGCGCGGACGCCCGCCTGAGAGGGGGTCTTGAGCTGGATATAGCCATAGGTGAGGGTGCTGCCCCCGGTGCCGGGGGAAATGGAATCGTCGAACGTCAGCCGGTCCAGCAGCAGAGAGGAACGCTGGAACATATCGATGACGGCCTGATCTACCTTGTCGGCCATGCCGACCTTTGCCTGTGCAAGAGTAACAGCCATTTTTCATAGTCTCCTTTTCATGTTATTTTTCTTTATAGGCTTCACGAAGCGCGGCGTTGAGGCTCAACGGCTTGTTGCTGCCGCCGTTGTCCGGGTTGCCAAGCGCGCCGCCGGAATCGACTACACGAGCGCCGGCGGTGAGGGGCTTGAAATCCCCGGCAACAAGCGCGTCCAGTGCGGACGTGTCCTTGATGGCGCCCTTGTCATCCAGCTCAAGGGCGTCAAGGTTGGTGCCGCGCATGGCGATTGCCTGATTTGCGCCTTTGATGTTCTTCGCTTCGTAGTAGGCCCTGACAGCGGTTTCTTTCGCTGCCCGATCCTTGTCTTTCTGGACAGTGGCTTTCAGATCTTCGTGGGCCTGCTTTTCGGACTCATACTTTCCCTTGTAATCGTCCTTTTTGAGATCGTCCAGCTCCTTTTGGACGGTCTTGAGAGTCTCACCGTCTTTCTGAGCATCGGCAAGCTGCTGTTCCAGCGCGGCCTTTTCGCTCTTGAGTCCGCTGATCGTCTCGGTGTGGGCCTCGATGATGGAAGTTACCTTATCCTCATCAAGCCCAAGGCTTTTGAGAAATGCGCGTGTGAGTGCCATTGTTACAATCTCCTTTTCTTCGGGCCCTGTTCTTCGGGCGCGATTGTAATATTTATAAAGCCCGTCGGCCTTATATCCTGATCATGCGGACCGGGCGGCGGCGCGCGCCGCTTTGGCCTCCGCCGGTCCGAATTCCGCTATATTGGATCTCTCCCGTTGCGTGGGGAGGTCCGCGGCTGCGCTGAATTTCGTGTATTCCTCATTGAGACGCAGATAGCGGACGGCCTCCGCGGTGTACGCCTCATCATCCCCGGCGGCCTTAAAGCCGATGAGGCGGCGCTTGACGCGCCGCAGGGCCGTTTCTATTTCCCTCTGCTTTTGCGTGGCCTCATAGGCGGAATACTCCCGGCCTTGATAGGTAAAGGGCGGCTTGTCTATGTTGGCAAGCTCCTCATCCGTATAGGTGCGCTCGGAAAAGCCCTCCACAAAGGGAAAATGCATGTGTCGGCAATTCGCGCCCTCAAGGCCGTCCACGGCGCCCCAGCCGGTAGCTGTGTATATGTATGGGTATTTGTCATCCCCGCGCTCCGTGGAGTATACCTTGCCTTGCCATTCCTTGTGGTTTTCCCATCCGTGAGGGCCGTCCACGTCACGGGCGCCCCGGTGCGCGGAGATCTCCCGGAGAGGGGTGTCAAGCTCCTCCGCAGCCATTTCGGAACGCTGCGCGGAGATCTGAGAAACGCCGGTCATAACGGCCCGCCGGACCGCCACATCAACGCGGTTGCGGTGGTAGACCTTGCCCTCCTCATCCCGGTACTCGACCCATTCACCGATGAGGCCGCTCCCGGTCATTTCCCTGATTCCGTCCCGGATCGCCACATTGTAAGAGGCCCCGGATGACAGGACCCGGAGCTCTGCCTTATCAAGGATCGTCTGATAGGTCCGCTGCGCGTCACAAATGATCACGCTGCCGTCCAAGCCTCGCATACCAAAGCCCATGCTCCGCGTGATGTTGTGCATGGCCTTTTCCGTCTGCCTGGTGATGGAATCGATCTCCGCCGCCATTTCGTCAAGCTGCGCCTGTTCCTCCACAAGACCAAGCGCGTCAAAGGCCGCGTCATAATAGGCGTTGTTGCGCTGCACGGCGTTTTCCAGTGCCTTTTTGAGCTGCTGATCTGACAGCTTGAGCGTCCGCTTGATCCTCTCCTCAATGGTCTCCAAGGGCATTCCGCGCCGTTGGAGCTGTCGGATGAGCTCCAAGGCCGTTGCGTTTGGCTCCCCGGAGATAGACAGGCTCCCGCAGATTTGGCGGATGAGATAATCCTCAAGGTCTTGGTAGAGCTTCACAACGCTGTCCGGGACGCGGGACAGATAGTCCGGCGTGATCGGGTATTTCATACCTCATCAGCTCCCGAATCATCCTCAATCACGCTCTCCATGTCCGGGAGAGCGGCTTTCGCG